CCCAATAATGTTTAAATTTATAATTATTGTAGTATGTCAGAAGAGTTAAAACAACAGTTGGATAGAATAGAGCGATACAGCCTATTAGCTGCTAAAAATGTGCTTTGCTTTGAAGATGTTGTACTCCTTACAGGGTTAAGTAGGAGCCATCTTTATAAATTAACATGTTATCATCAAATTCCACACTATAAGCCAAAAGGGAAACAGGTTTATTTTGATAGGAAAGAGTTAGAGGACTGGATGAGACAAAACAAAATATCAACTAACCAAGAGCTAGAACAAAAAGCTGTTGATTATATTGTTTCTAAACGTAGATAAGAAAGGGGCTGACTATGGAAGAAAAGAAAAAGGCAGCCTCCACGACCGCCAATCTCCTCAACAACAGGAGCAAAGATAACAAATCATCTCGAATAATTCAACAGGTACGATCTATTTTCTTATCTGGCCGGAAAGTAACAGCAAAAGAAATCAACGCTGAAACAAATTCGAATGATGCCAGACGTGTAATCTCCACCCTCCGTAATGATGAAGGCTGGGACATTAAAGACGTTCGCCTGGACGATAGAAGAAAACTATACTGGTTAGAGCCGGACACACGGCAAATGTCTATTGACTGGGAAGGAGGTATCAATGAGTAGAAAATCATTTGTACTTTATACAGAATGGGAAGATGCGTTCGACGGACAGCCCAACGACATTGCGGGCGAACTCATTAAAGCAATATTCGACTATGTTAGAACAGAAGAAATGCCGCAAACAGACAATACTGTAGTCAATGCAATGTTCTCCATCTTTAAACCGGCTATTGACCGTAATATAGGCAAATATGATGCTGCTATCAAACAACGGAAAGAAGCCGCTCTCAAAAGTGCAGAAAGCAGAAAACATCAAGCGAACGACCGTAAACGAACGTCAACGAACGTATGCGACCGTAAACGAACGTCAACTGTAAGTGTAAGTGATAGTGTAAGTGTTAGTGATACTCTCTCTCTTAATGGAGAGAGTGTGAGAGAGGGAGCGAATAAAGTTCTCGACCTTCAATCAATCAAAGAGCAACTACTATCTGACGAAACATGGAAAGAATCTGTTTGTATACAGTCTACTTTAGGCGTGTCTTTTATTTCTATGCTTCCCGACCAGTTAGATAAGTTCATAGCTTATATCGTTTCAATCGGAGAAGAACGGAGTATATCGAATATATCGGATGCAAAGAGAAGGTTTACTTATTGGTGGCAAAATCACGGAAGAAAGGAGGTACAGGATGAAAACAAACAAGTCTACATTATCCCAAGTTAAAGGAATGCCGAACGCACCAGAAGCGGAACAAGCCGTTAACGGTTCTCTCCTTAGCTTTGGAGGCGATAAAGTATTTGATGCTATATCTTCCGATCTAAGTACAGACATGTTTTTTGATATCCGGAATGCAATATTGTATGAAGCTATACGGTCTCTTTATGCAAGCAATAAACCATGTGATATAGTGTCAGTAACGAATGAGATACGTTCGATGGGAAAGATAGAAGAAGTTCCGCCCCACTTTATCGCTGAAACTTTGAATCACGGCTACGACTCATTCCATGCTGTAGAACATGCTCTCATGATTAAACAGAAATATCTACAACGGAAAGCTATTGAATTATCCCATATACTCCAACAACAAGCCTATGATGATACGGAAGACATCGGAGACGTCCTTTTCAATGCGGGAAAAGCACTGGAACAGATGCAACAGAATTTGATTGGGAAAAGTGAAGCCCAATCATTCAAAGACATTGCACAATCCGCATTAAAAAACATAGATCGGAAAATGGGACTGTATAGCAGCGGGCAGCAGACAGGAATAACAACCGGGTTACAGGACCTTGACGATATGACTTCCGGTTTGCATGGTGGCGAATTGATTGTATTGTCAGCACGTCCGGCCATGGGGAAAACTGCCGTATCTTTACATTTTGGAAAGTCGGCAGCTAAGCAAGGCATTCCGGTAGTCATTTTCTCTTTAGAAATGGATTCTATAAGCCTGTATGAGCGTTTCATAGCTTCGGAATCCAATGTACACCCCAGCAAATTAAGGTCCGGCAATATAAGCCAAGATGAGCTACAGCAAATAGATAAGGCAGTAGGGGGAACTTTATACACTTTACCGATAACAATAAACGATAATGCGGCTATAAGTATGAGTTATATCCGGGCAATGTGTCGCATGTTCCACCGGCAAAATAAATGCGGGATGGTGATAATTGATTATCTCCAGCTGATAACCGAAAGTTCGAATGGAACTAGAAACAGAGAGCAGGAAATAGCCCGAATGTCCCGGGAGGCAAAGATTATCGCTAAAGAATTGAATGTACCTGTTATCCTTCTGTCTCAACTCAACCGGGAAGTAGACAAGAGACCAGACAAGAAACCGATTCTTGCCGATCTTCGGGAATCAGGAGCCATTGAGCAAGATGCAGACATAGTGATTTTTGTTCATCGTCCGGAATATTACGGGATTAGTATCAATGATTCATCCGGACGTGAGATTCACAACTATGGTGAATTGATTATAGCCAAACATCGAAACGGTTCTGTCGGAACAGTCAAATTCAAGCATAACGGTTCCCTAACTAAGATATTTGACTACGATACGAAAGGTTATACGGAAAACAATCCCTTCTAGCTATGGAAATAGAAATAATCTACGGACAAGTGATAGCGAAAGCAAACAACTATCAAGCCGTACCGGGCAAAGACGGTCAGAAACGGATCATCAAAAACGACCGGATCAGGGAGTATGAGAAATCCTTCTGCCTACAATGCAAAAAGTATCGAGGAAAGCGCATTTCCGGTCGTTTCAAGCTATTTATTCGTGTATGGCATGGAAATATTCGCTTCGACCTGGATAATGCCTTAAAAACGATCCTTGATTGCTTGCAAATGGTGGAGGCTATTACAAACGACAGCCTATGTTTTGAAATTCATGCGGAGAAGCGGATAGACCGACGGAATCCGAGAGTAGAATTTGGTCTGGAAGAGATAAACGAACAAAAAAATATATTCAGCCAAAATAAAGCGATTTAAGCCATTTTCTTTTGCGGGATGATAAAATGTTCATCTTTGCGGAGAAAATCGAAAATATTGCAAACGTGAAAAGAATATGAAAGGATTAGGGATAGTTAAGCCTTCATCATTGAAGGCAGAGTTTAAAAAGTTCGGTGATTCTTTCGAATTAGTATTCAAAAACAGAAAAAACCGAATGTACTGTTATCGAAGAACCACACCGGAGGGAATAGTATATTTTGAAGTATTCCGATCCAATTTTGGGAAGACAAAAAGCGGGTACTCCTATGAATATTATCCCAGAGATTCACAGTTTGGCGTATCTGCATGGTGTATCAGAGACGGCAAAGGAGCAATGAAGAAAGTGTTTAAGTACATGAAAAGGACATTTTCTAATTAAATAAATTACTAACAATCAAAATTTTAAAGTCATGAAACAAGAAACATTTTTCGGAGTAAGAAAAGACAGTGAAAAACATCTTTATGTGAGAAGAGGTGATAACAACGAGGTCCTTATCACTAAAACAGTAAACGGGGAATCCATAACAGAAGAGAACACCGTACACCTAAATGCGGAAGAAGCCCGTAAACTGGGGATTCAGTTGCTAAAGTTGGGTAGTGAAGAACTGCCAAAATCTGGAATAGACCTTAAAGCGGAATCTTTCGTGGATAAAATCACGGTATACAGAGGAATAAACCCGGACGAAACACCGGCCAACCTCGCAGTTATCACCATTGATGAAAGCGATGAAGCCAGACAAGTAAGGGAAGATAGCGGAGAGGAACCCGGCTTTTCCATTGAAGGGGAAGAACTGGAAAAACTTATTTCCGCACTGGCAAAGATTGTATAACCGATACTGGGTAGGTCTGCTTCAGATGGTCTACCCGGTATAAATAAAAAATATGCTATGACAAGAGACGAATTATATATCAATAACACAAAAGCCGATCTTAACAAGACGGATATTACTTTGAGCTATAAGAGTAACCTGCTAACCGATATTAGTAAAATTATAAGTAATAGGAGTTATACGATAAAACTTCCTAAAACAGCAAAGAATCTGGCTTTGATTGAGTGCGCACATCTTCCCAGTTCAACAAGCCGTTATCCGTACCTAAAGCATAAAGGAACATTATTGCGAAATGGTATTGAGATGATTAAAAATGCCAATGTAGTACTACTAGAAACTGGCGAGACAATAGAGGTTGCTCTTACATGGGGAAATGTAACAAACTTTGCTGGCGTGGTAAACGATGGCAAGAAGCTAACGGATATTACGCACGGCACAGTGGAGGGCGTGGATTGGGTAGTATGGAGTAATAAGGGAAGCAATTCAGCACAATTTCCACTTATCGACTACGGGTTTAACTCCGATGATCCGAACGTTTGGTATCATCCTGTAGTTACTGTGAAATGGATTTTAGACAAGATTCAGGAGCAAAGCGGAGTGACATTTAATTTCCCGTCTGACAAGCTTACTGTTATAAACAAAATGATTATTCCTCTTTTGACAAGGAATGATAGTGAAGAATTATATAGCAAATATCCTATCAATTTAGTTGGGACCGGCATTGGACGTGATAACAGAGTAGTGAATTATTTTGGGCTTAATATTAACTTTAACGGTGATGATACTCAAAGGAAATATGGAGAAACTGTAGATTATCAGCAACAAAATTCAACCGTAAAAGCATATAGAATATCTTATGATTCGGATAAATCTCATATAAAAGGAACGGTTATGACCGTATTCAGGTCTACTACCATTAGCATAGATTATTTGACAGTAGAATTATGGATAGACAGAACTAGTATAGCGACGTTTCGTCCTATATCATACCAAGTCAATAATAATTTGTGGACAGTTGGGTTTAATATTGATTGTACTTTTAATATGAGTACAGGGCAAATTATATCTTTAGGATTATTGAGTGGAAGAGGATATTTTAGTTCGGCGTCAGATGCAGGATCCAATACAAATTTGAATCTTACATTATCTGCTAGAGGTGAAATATCTTTTGGCGAGAAATTTCCCCTAGTTCCCAATCTTCCGGACATCAAGCAAATAGACTTCATTAAAGCCGTTTCCTCAATGGTCGGTTTGTTTGCCTTACCGGATGGCGAAAACGGGATCAAGTTTATTCCCTTCGATAATCTGTCTGCAAACAAATCTAAAGCTGTAGACTGGACGAATCGTGTGATAATGGCTTATAATAGCGTAACGCCAAGAAACTTACAGTACACCCTTGATAACATTGCTCAAAACAACTGGTTCCGGTATAAAGAAGATGATAATGTCATGGGAAACTATGACGGAAATATCCAGGTTGATGATGCCACGATTGAGTACGAACGTGATGCCATCACTTTGCCTTTCTCCGCCTGCAGTACAAAAGGAGGCGTTGCTTATATTCCTCTTTATTCTTATAACGAGGAAGGAGAGTTGGAGTATAACAAAACAAATCCCCGGATATTATTGCTTGATGGCACGAAGGGAATATTCAAGGGGCTAGAATGGACTACCTTAATTGCAAATAACTATCAGACGTACAAAGGACTAATCAATAATGCAAAGGTAGTGACCGAATATATCCGTCTTAACAGTATCGAGTTACGAGACTTAGAGATGGATATACCGGTTTATTTGGCTCAATATGGTTGTTATCTGGCTATCATAGAGATAACGACTAAAGAAAACAATATATGCGAGTGTAAACTTTTAAAATTGTAATATCATGGAAGAAAATGTAGAAGAAAAAGTTCGGAGTATTACCGAACAGGCCAATCAAACTAGAAAAATGCTTTTAGAAGAATATTTGGGACATTCCATTTCTATGGAGGAGGCTATAAATATGGAAATACCGGACGAAGCTCTGGATCATCTGGGAGATTTGTAATTTAATGATTTAATATAAAATGATTATGACAGAAAAAGATTTATTAAACAACAGAGAAGCCATGAAATTAGCTTTGGCTTTTGACAAGATGGCTAAAGAGTATAAAACTACTATTCAGAAAGTAGTAACAGAAGGCAAACGAGTTACAGAATTAATCCAAAACAACCGGATGGAGGCTGTATCAACATTATCAATGATCGAGAATCTGATAAATGAACATGAGCCGGATTCCGAAAAACGTAAAAAAATGCTTTCACTCCTGGATAATCTGAATATCAAAGGAGATAGCAAAACTTTCCCAGCCCTTGTTATGGCTTTATTTTTTGCAAGTAACGGAGTATTAACCGAAAAAATAGAAAAGAGTTATGAAAAATGAAAATACAGTAGAAAAAGTATTAGAGATAAAAGTTCGATATGATGATG